CAGACAAACTAATTGGTTTAAGTAAGTATACACGTATTGCACAATGGTGTGCTATGCGAGGTACACTACAAGAAGAACTTGCTAATGACATTGTACGTGAAATACAAAAAGCAACAGGTGCAGAACACTTAGGCGTATATGTACAAGCAACACATGGTTGTGTTGAGAACAGAGGTGTTAAGGCACACAGTTCGCTAACACAAACAACTGTGCTAAAAGGTGCGTTTAAAGATGACGCAGGTACTAAAAAAGAGTTTATGGATAATATTAAATTACAGCAATCATATGCTTGTGATAGATAGGACATATTATGAAACTAAGATATTCAGAAGCGTTTTATAGCGTACAAGGCGAAGGCAAGTTTGTAGGAGTACCTAGTGTATTCCTACGTACATTTGGTTGTAACTTTCGTTGCATGAACTTTGGTACAGATGAAAAACGTAATCGTACAGAACTACATGCAGACGGTATTAGATACAACGCAGAAGTAAAAGATCTTATTGATGCAAAGGTACATGAAACAACTGAAAAGTTTGAGGACTTGCCTATCATTCACACAGGCTGTGATACATATGCAAGTATCTATCCAGAGTTCAAACATTTTAACAAACAAGCAGACGTTGAAGATGTAGTTGAACATTTGCTATCACTTACTCCTAACGGTAAGTGGGTACAAGACAATGGGCAAGATGTCCATTTAATATTAACAGGTGGCGAGCCATTGTTGGCGTGGCAACGATTGTACGTCGAATTATTTGAGCATCCACGTATGCAGGATCTAAAAAATGTTACATTTGAAACAAACACTACACAAAACTTACACGAAGAGTTTAAAAATTATCTCATCGATCAAGACAGATTTAAAGTCACTTGGAGTTGTTCCCCAAAACTTTCAGTTAGTGGAGAACCTTGGGAGACTGCTATTAAGCCTGATGTGGCTCGTGAGTATAGCAGTGTTAGTGATAGTGAACTTTATCTCAAGTTTGTTGTCGCTACTCAAGGTGACTTCGATGAAGTTAAAAGAGCTGTGGACGCTTACAGAAGTGCCGGGGTGGAATGTCCGGTATATCTTATGCCGTTGGGCGGACGCAGTGAAGAATATGCTCTCAACGTTAAAGACGTTGCCGAAGCGTGTATGGCAGAAGGATGGCGATTTACCCCCAGACTCCATATCAGCTTATTCGGAAATGCCTGGGGAACTTGATAAATTGAGTGAGTATAAAAATGCACAACACGAACGAGCTATGAAGGCTCCTATTAACAAACCACTCGACGAACAGTTGAGAGAAAAAGGATTATTATGATGGGATGGTGGAAAAAACTAGTAAAAACTGGTGTAGACGAAACAACTAAAGAAGCAACAAAAGAAGTTACGCAAGAAGACATCCGTCGTAACGCACTTGATGCAGAAAAAGAAGCGGCTACTAGAGCAGGCAAACCTTGGGTAGCAGTATTAGATACTCAAGTGAATCCTGATAATATTAAGAACGGGTTCTTTGAGCTCGATTGGAATAATGAGTTTATTGAGCAATTATTGGATGCAGGTTATTCAGGTGAAACTAACGAAGCCATTGTCGATCAGTGGTTTAAAACTATTGTGACACAAATGCTCCAAGAAGAAGGTCAAAGTACAGATCGAGGCATGGGACATATTAATGTTGTTCCTATTGATAAAGATAAAAGTGAAGTAAGTTAATGCTTGACAAAAGCCAGATCTGGTGCTACAATAGTACTATAAATTATACAAAGGCAAAACTATGTTAGAAATTTTAGGCATTACATTACTTGTTGCATTCATACAGAATGGCGACTTGTTCTCATTATGTATATCGGGGTGTTCATAATATGGCAACTTACATTCTTGTAGACACAGCAAACACTTTCTTTAGAGCTCGACACGTTGTACGTGGCGACTTAGATACTAAAGTAGGCATGGCATTACATATTACACTTAGTGGTGTTAAAAAGGCTTGGTCCGACTTTGATGCAGATCATGTTGTATTCTGCTTAGAAGGTCGTAGCTGGCGCAAGGACTACTATGAGCCTTACAAGCGCAACAGACAAGTTACTCGCGACAAGATGACTGTACAAGAGAGTGAAGAAGATAAAGTGTTTTGGGAAATCTTTGATGAGTTTAAAGATTTTGTTACAGATAAAACTAATTGTACTGTTATGCGACATCCGCAACTAGAAGCAGATGATCTTATTGCAGGTTGGGTGCAAGCACACCCTAATGACAATCATGTTATTATTAGTACAGACGGTGACTTTGCACAACTTATTGCACCTAACTGTAGACAGTATAATGGTATACAAGACGTTACAATTACACACGAAGGTTATTTTGATAAGAAAGGTAACCATGTAATTGATAAGAAAACTAAAGAAGCAAAGCCTGCACCCCACCCTGAGTTTATGCTGTTTGAGAAATGTATGCGTGGTGACACTAGTGACAATGTGTTTAGTGCTTACCCTGGTGTACGTAAGAAAGGCACTAAGAACAAAGTAGGTCTTATAGAAGCATTTGAAGATAAAGGTACAAAAGGCTACAACTGGAATAACATGATGTTGCAACGTTGGACTGATCATAATGGCGACGAACATCGTGTACTAGATGACTACAATCGTAATGTCGTGCTATGTGACTTGACTGCACAACCTGCTGACATTAGAGAGATAATTAATAATACTATTGCAGAGAACGCAAAGCCTAAAGAAATACAACAAGTTGGCATGCGTCTTATGAAGTTTTGTGCTAAGTGGGATATGCAACGTATTGCAGATCAGGCACAGACATTTGCAACACCATTACAGGCGAGGTATCCTACATGAATAAAATACAAGCAAAAGAAATTTTAAAAGATAAGTTTTGGATTGTTGAATCACAAGGTGAGAAAGTTGGCACCATCAGTTTTAACGATGAACAAAAATATATGCTTTCTAATAATGCTGGTACAAAGTTCTTTAAAAATATAAAGCAACTATCAACAAATTTAGATGCAGAAATTAGTTGGACATCAACAGAGCAAGCTGATGAAACTCCAACAGAAAGAGAAGTACACGGCTATCCAACTAGTTGTGATCCTTACAATCCCGTGTTTGATGTACAACAAAAAGTAGCATTGTTTACTAAAAGTGAGAAGTCTAAGAGTTTATATTGTGCCGGATATTTTATTATTAAATTTGATAAGGGTTGGGTAAAGAGCTTTTGTCCTAAACTTATTACTGTTGAAAGATACGAAACAAAAGGTCCTTTTAGAACAGACATGGAGATGAAACTAGTATTGTCGAATGTTCCAAAATGAAATACTTACTCGAATCTACATTTGTAATTAATCCCCTTGAAGAACACAAAAAAATAAAAGACGAAGTGTTAAAGCTCATTGACGAGCAAGAACTCTTTGAAACTTTGTATGACCCTAATGACGGTGTTAATATAACAAAATGTGATTGGGGTACTAGTCGTTGGGATAGGAATAGAAAATGGGTCAATACTCTTATGAAAGATTTAGGCCCACATCTACAGAATACTATAAAAGAAATGGGTTATGTAGAGTTTACCTTACAAGAAATGTGGTATCAGCAATACGAAAAGGCTAGCGGGCATGGATGGCATGTACACGGACAAAATTGGACTAATGTATACTTTTTAGAATTGCCTGAAGGAAGTCCTAAAACACAATTTATTAATCCCTTTGACCAAACTACTATTAACGAGTTTGATGTTAAAGAAGGTGATGTATTAACATTTCCTAGCTATGTAATACACAGAGCTCCTATAAATAGAGGCGATGAAAGAAAAACAATTATATCTTGGAACATGGATACAGAACTAAAACCAGGAGCATACGACAATGAACGACATTAACACAATAGCAATACAACAATTTATTTCAGCAGTAAAAGGTGCAGATGCTAAAAGAGCAAAAGAAATTAAATTAGATATAGATACTGCAAAAAGGTTAGCGTTTACATTAGGTGAAGTTATGACCAAGCTAAATGGTGACTTAGAAACGTTGTTAAAAAAGCAACAGGTACAAGAAGAAGTAGTACAAGTTACTATGGACGGCGGCGGCAATTGGAAATAAACTGCGTAGATAACTAAAAAAGAGATAAATATATGCGTACATTATTAAAGGACGCATATTATGAGCAGACCTAAACCTACAGTTCTTCTTGAAAATATAGACAAGAAAACATATAAAAGCGAACAGGTGTTAAAAGCCGAAGCTATATGGGCAGTATTCTATCAGGGCAAACCTTTTAATTTAAAAAGCTCAAACATACTCACAAACTATCCAGGACCTAAATATAAAAAGGTATCATTCTCTAATCCAGGACATGCATTAAATCTAGCTAAGAAGTTAAATGAAATGTTTAACTGTGACGATTTCGAAGTACTTCAGTTAACTGAAGGCGATATAGTTACAGAATGAACTGGAAAGAAACTTACACTAAAGTTTTTCTAAAACAATTAGACATAGGTATATCAGAAACATCTATGGCTGAGTATATGCCACTATGGTGGCAAAACATTAGATCAGTTGCAGGTGGACTAAGACTAACTGATGCAGGTTATGAAATGATTACTGGCAAGTTAAATCTATCTGTATATGACGTGCCTTTTCCTCCTGATTTTGAAATGACTACACAAACTGTAATATTTTTGGATAAGTTTATTGACTGCCCTTACTATCTTATGCGTAATGGTATTAGTGTAACAGACGAAAAGAAGGCATTAGAGCTACATCTTTTTAGCGGAGATGTACGCAAGTACGGACTTACCAAAGCATTAAAAAGACAAAGAGATGAGGATTGATTTACACGGATATCACCTTCATAATGCTTGGCGTTATTTTAATGAACAAATAGACGAAGCATATTATAAAGGACACAAGAAGTGTCATGTAATAACTGGTCAAGGCTCTATGATGCGTGAACTACATATTTGGGCATCTAATCATCCTTTTATACGAGAATGTACACAAACACCACATAATCCAGGAAGTTTTTCTATAAAATTAGTAAAAAAAGGTTGACATTTACTTGTAAGAGTGTATACTATATGTATAGTTAGAAATTAGCACTGATAACACAAGAGGGAAATACAATGGAAACTACAGCAACTCGTACAGTAACACCAAATACTGCAAAAGCAAGCATTCAACATGCTATTAAAAAGAAGCGTCCGATCTTCCTATGGGGACCTCCGGGCATTGGTAAATCTGAAATTGTAGAACAGATTACTAACAGTCTTCCTAATTCACTACTAATTGACAATCGTTTATCGCTTTGGGAGCCTACAGACATTAAAGGTATTCCATACTTTGATAGCAACTCGGGTACAATGGTTTGGGCACCTCCGAGTGAACTACCAAGTGCAGAATTGGCTGCCAAGTACGATTATATTGTATTGTTCTTAGACGAAATGAATTCTGCGGCACCGGCTGTACAAGCGGCAGCCTACCAGTTAATTCTAAATCGTAAGGTAGGACAATACGTTTTACCAGACAATGTTCTTATTGTTGCGGCTGGTAACCGTGACGCAGATAAGGGTGTAACATACAGAATGCCAGCACCGTTAGCTAACCGTTTTATTCACTTAGAATTAGCAGTTAGTTTCAATGACTGGTTTGACTGGGCTGTAGACAAAAAGATACACAAAGATGTTGTAGGCTTTTTACAGTTTAGTAAGAAAGATTTATACGATTTCGATCCTAAGTCAAGTTCACGTTCGTTTGCAACTCCACGTAGTTGGACATTTGTAAGTGAATTGTTGGATGACAACTTAGACGAAAGTACCACTACAGATCTTGTAGCTGGTACAGTTGGAGAAGGATTGGCTGTCAAGTTTATGGCTCATCGCAAGGTAGCGGCGAGCATGCCTAACCCAACTGACATTTTAACAGGTAAGGTAAAGGAGATGGCTGGTAAAGAAATCAGTGCTATGTATTCCCTTACAGTATCTCTTTGCTATGAACTAAAAGAAGCCTGTGATGCAGGCGACAAGAAGTTCGATGATAAGGTTAATAATTTCCTACGCTTTGCAATGGATAATTTTGAAACTGAATTAGTTGTTATGGGCATCAAGCTCGCAATAACACAATATGCATTACCTGTTGATCCGGATGAAATTGAATGTTTCGATGAATTCCATGAGCGTTTTGGAAAGTATATTACTGCCGCACAGAACGCATAACAAGTTGAAAGTGGGTCTTTTGGATCCACTTTCTCTTGACTTTCTAAGTAAATAGTGTTATTATATATACATAATAAAGGAAAGAGGGTACTATGACAACTAAGCAAACTGAAACTAAGTTAAAAAATTGGCAACCAGACCCAAACATTACTCCTGAAGAATTAGAAGTAATGCGTGTAGAAGTATATGATCGTATTGTTGTTGCACGTATTGGCTTGCTATTACGCCATCCGTTCTTTGGTAATATGGCTACACGTTTGAAGATACTTGCCGCTGATGATTGGTTAGGCACTGCGGCTGTAGACGGACGCAACCTTTATTATAATACACAATTCTTTAACGCAATGAATAACAAAGAAATTGAATTTGTTATTGCACACGAAATTTTACATATGGTATTTGATCACCTTACACGTAGAGGCGATCGACATCCTATGCTTTATAATATTGCCGCTGACTATAAAGTAAACAATACACTAATGCGTGATCGTATTGGTACTAAGCCTAGCTTTATTGATTGCTATCAAGACTTTAAATACGAAGAATGGACGTCTGAAGAAATATATGACGAACTGTTTGAAATTGCAAAACAGCAAGGACAGGACTTTTTAGACCAACTTGGCGAAATGTTAGACGAACACTTAGACGGTAAAGAAGATGGATCGTCAGGTGCAGATAATGACAATGGCGAAGAAACTGATGCAAACGGCAACAACGTTTCTAAGAAAAAGCCAAAGTACTCTAAAGAAGAAATGAAAAAGATCAAAGACGAAATAAAAGAGAATATGATAAGTGCCGCACAAACTGCTGGTGCAGGAAATATTCCGTCTGGCGTTGCACGTATGATCAAAGAACTTACAGAACCTAAAATGAACTGGCGTGAATTGCTACGTGAGCAAATACAGTCAACTATTAAAAGCGATTACACATTTAGTCGTCCTTCACGTAAAGCACAAATGACAGGTGCAGTATTACCTAGTATGAATTTTGCACAAACAATTGATGTTGATATTGCAATTGATATGTCTGGTTCAATTGGAACAAAACAAGGCGAAGACTTCTTAGGCGAAATTAAAGGCATTATGGATGAATACCAAGACTATAAAATTAAAGTATGGTGTTTTGATACTGCGGTATACAATGAAAAAGATTTTACAGCAGACGGTGGTGAAGACCTAACTGAATACGAAATCTTTGGTGGTGGCGGTACTGACTTTATGGCTAATTGGACATACATGAAAGAACAGGATTATGTTCCTAAGAAACTCAT